GAGAAATGGCTTTTGATTATTCTGATTTTGGTGGTCTTAAAAACACTAAAGCAAGTGGATATTCAGGAGATGTTAATTTAACTTTACCAGCTTGCACAGCAGGAGATACAGTTACAGTTGTTTGTGAGTGGATTAAAGTCTACGAAACGTAGGAGTTTAAATGGCTAATACTACTTCGGCAACTACAACGTTTGACAAAACTTTTTCTATTGATGAAATAATAGAAGATTCATTTGAACGTATTGGAATGCAAGGAGTTGCTGGCAATCAATTAAGATCAGCGAGAAGATCTCTTAATATCTTATTTCAAGAATGGGGTAATAGAGGTATTCATTATTGGGAAATAGCAAACACTAATTTAGATTTAATTCAAGGACAAGCTGATTATAATTTTTTTAGATCAAGTGGAGATGGTACAAGTGCCACTTCAAATCCAAATGGAATTTATGGAATGTCCGATGTCCTTGAAGCACAGTTAAGATCTAATAGAACACAAACAACTCAATCAGATAGTCCAATGACAAAAGTTGATAGATCAACTTATGCTGCTTTTTCAAATAAACTTTCACAAGGTACACCTAATCAATATTGGGTAGAAAGATTTATTGATAAAGTAACAATTCATGTTTATCCAACACCTGATTCAACAAATGCATCTAAAGATATGCATTTTTTCTTTATAAAAAGAATTCAAGATGTAGGAGACTATACAAATGCAACAGACGTTCCATTTAGATTTGTACCTTGTATGGTAGCTGGATTAGCTTATTATTTATCAATGAAATACGCTCCACAATTTATTCAACAAAATAAATTAATATACGAAGATGAATTACAAAGAGCACTAGCTGAAGATGGTTCAGCTTCTAGCACTTACATAACACCAAAAGTTTATTACCCAGGAGTATAATGGCTAAATATGCATCAGGTAAACGTTCAAAAGCAATATCTGATAGATCTGGTATGGAGTTTCCGCACAAGGAAATGGTTAGAGAATGGAATGGTTCTTTTGTTCATTTTTCTGAGTTTGAGCCTAAACAACCTCAATTAGAACCTAGAGCTCATGGCGCTGATGGTATTTCTTTAAGAGAAGTTAGAGTAGATAGAACAGAACCAATTACAACTGTAATGATACCAGAAAATGGTTTTAAAACATACCAAGCAGGATCAGGAGTTATTAATGTAAATGTACCCGGACACGGTTTAACAAATGGTACAACATATTTATTTAGAGGACCTCCAACAATTTCACCTGGAACAGGAACATCAACTAATCCTGTATTTGCATATGCTTCAATTCTTAATTTTGATGGAATAACAGGAGCACAAATAGGTCAAGGATCCGGATATGCAATAACAACTGGTTTGTTTCAAAATGGTACTAGAATTTCAACAGACTATGCATTAACTAATTTCTTCTTCTTTACAGTAAACTCAGATACTGCTACAACTGGTGGTGTAAAAGGAGGTGGCTACGGTTGTTCCGTTGGGCCTATAACGATAAGCGCATGATAAACAAAATTTTAAATTGGATAAAAAATATATTTAATCCTGAAAAACAAGATCCTCATCTTGTTTTATATGAAGAAGTAGAAGAAACTGCAAAACAAAAAAAGATACGTTTAAAACATAAAGGGGATGGTAAGTAATGGCTGGATTTACATATGCAACATTAACTACAGCAATATTAAATTATACTGAAACAGATACAAATGTTTTAACATCTACTATTACAGATCAATTTATTGAAAATTCTGAAATGAAAATATTAAGAGAAATACCTCTTGATGCATATAAAAAACAATCTACTGGTAATTTAGTTACAGGTCAAAATACTATTAATGTTCCTGCTAAAACTTTATTTGTAAAAGGTGTACAAGTGTATGATTCAACATCAGCTTCTACAGGTGCTAATACTTGGTTAGAAAAAAAAGACGAAACTTACTTACAAGAATTTCAACCATCAACAGAATCAACTGCTAGAGCAAAACCAAAATACTACGCTATGTTTGGTGGAGCAACAGGTGTTACTGATACTACTTCAGGAAGACTATTTTTAGCTCCTGCACCAGATAGTACATACGTATTTAAAATACATTATGAAGCAATTCCAACTGGATTATCTGGATCAAACACTACAACTTATGTAAGTCAATATTTTGGAAACGGTCTATTATATGCTTGTTTAGTAGAAGCATTTTCTTATTTAAAAGGTCCAATAGATATGTTGACATTATACGAAAATAAATATAAACAAGAGGTACAAAAGTTTGCTGGAGAGCAACTTGGTAGACGTAAAAGAGATGACTACACGGACGGTACTGTTCGTATACAAGTCCCTTCTCCGTCACCTTAATAGGAGATTAAATTATGGCAATATCATCGGCAATATGTAACAGCTTTAAACAAGAAATATTAGTTGGTACACACAATTTTACAGCGTCAAGTGGGAATGCATTTAAAATAGCTTTATACACAAGTTCAGCATCTTTAGGTGCAGGTACAACAGCTTACAGTTCATCAAACGAAATTTCTAACACATCTGGATCTGCATATTCTGCGGGCGGTGCAGCACTTACAAGTGTAACACCAGCTCTAGATTCATCAACTGCAGTTTGTGATTTTGCAGATGTTAGTTTTACCTCAGCATCTTTTACAGCAAACGGTGCTTTGATTTATAATGATACACAATCTGATAAAGCCGTAGCAGTTATTGCTTTCGGTGGTGATAAAACAGTTTCATCTGGAACTTTTACAATTCAATTTCCAACTGCAGACGCATCTAACGCAATCATTCGTATAGCGTAAAGGTAACGACGGATGTCCGTTACTAGAACTTTTACAGTAACGGTAGTTAGTACCGGTTCAGGTAATAAATACTTTATTGATGGAGTACAACAACCTACCTTAAATTTAGCAGAAAATGGTACATATAAATTTGATCAATCAGATAGTTCAAATGGTAGTCACCCTTTAAGATTTTCAATAACTAGTGATGGAACTCATGGTGGTGGTTCTGAGTATACAACTGGCGTAACCACATCCGGTACACCTGGTCAAGCAGGATCATACACACAAATTGTAGTAGCTGAAAGTGCACCAACTCTTTATTACTATTGCACAAATCACTCGGGAATGGGAGGACAAGCAAATACTGTTGATGACAATACTTGGGGAATGTGGTTATGGAACACTAATGAATGGGGTGATCAAGGTCCTGTAGAAATAACTTTAAGTGGACAATCTGTAACTTCAAGCTTAGGAAGTGTTGTAGCTACACCAAGTCTGCCTCTTGGATTAACAGGACAATCTAGTACATCTTCAGTTGGGTCTCTTAATCTTGATATAACTTCTGTCATATCTTTAACAGCTCCATCTGGATTAACAACTGGTGTTGGTTCTGTTGCAGCAGCCAACATATCAGGTTGGGGTAGACAAGAATGGGGTAACTCTGGTTGGGGAATTAATTATGCAGTAGAACTTTCAGGACAACAAGCAACTTCTAATGTTGGTGCTCTTGAAACTGTTCAACTTATTCCAGTACCATTAACAGGTGTTAGTGCAACATCAACTGTTGGTTCTATAAATGCAGGTATATTATCTCTTGCAAATTTAACAGGTGTTAGTGCAACATCTGAAGTAGGTGATTTTGATAACGCTGGTACATTAGTTGGTTGGGGTAGAAATGGTTGGGGTGAAGAATTTTATGGAGATTCATTTAATAAATTAGTTCAACCATCAGGAGTTAATGCAACATCAGGTATAGGATCATTAACAACTGCAATAGAAAATTTTGTATTTCCAACAGGAGTAAGTGCAACATCAAATGTAGGTACCTTAACAAATATTATAGACTGTGTGGTTGTACCAACAGGAGTATCAGCTACTTCTAATGTAGGATCAATTGATCCAATACAAGGCACTGTTGGATTAACAGGTATTAGTATGACTTCTACAGTTGGAGGTATCATTCTTGATGCTATAGAAATTGGTTTAACAGGTGTATCGGCTACATCTTCGGTAGGATCTTTACAACAACAAATTTCTGAAATTTTATCTGGTCAACAAGCAACATCTTCTTTAGGTTCTTTAACACTTGAAATAGAAGTTCCATTAACAGGTGTTTCTGCAACTTCAGCAATAGGAAATATAACTCCCATAGAAAATGTTGTAGGATTAATAGGAGTTGAAGCTACATCTTCTGTTGGAGAACCATTTATTATTCATTATCAAGATGTTGACACTGGTTCAAATACATCATATAGTGCGCTCTCAACAGGTTCGAATACGAATTATTCTAATGTTGCAACTGGATCAAATACAAGTTATACTGAAGCTGCATAGGAGATAAAATTATGGCATCAACTTATACACCTCTTGGTGTTGAACTAATGGCAACCGGTGAAAATGCCGGTACATGGGGAACAAAAACAAACGCAAATTTAAATTTAGTATCACAACTAACAGGTGGATTTGCACAAGTATCAATTGCAGGCGGAGCAGGAACTACAGCATTAGATATTGACGACGGAGCATTAACTGGAACAGCTCAACAAAGAATGATTGAGTTCACAGGTTCTATTACTGGAAATAGAATTGTTACAATTCCAAATGATGTAGAAACTTTTTACATTTTAAGAAATTCAACTTCTGGTGCATACACAGTACAATTTAAATATGCTACTGGTTCAGGATCCACGTTTACTTTTTCAGCAACAGACAAAGGTGATAAAATTTTATTTGCATCAGCTAGTCCCGATGCAACAAATCCAAATATACTAACTCTTGCTATTGGAACAGGTATATCAGATGTTGTTGATGATACATCACCTCAACTAGGTGGTAACTTAGACACTAATAGTTTTAATATTGCATTCGATGATGCTCACGGAATTACTGATGAAAGTGGTAACGAACAAATTATATTTCAAACAACAGGTTCAGCAGTCAATCAATTTGATATAACTAATGCTGCAACTGGTGGCTCACCTAAAATATCAGCAACCGGTGGTGACTCAAACATTGATTTAGATTTAGAAGCAAAAGGAACAGGTCATTTAACTGTTAGAGGTAATACTAATCCTGGTGCTATTCAATTAAATTGTGAATCTAATTCACACGGACAACAAATAAAATCACAACCTCATTCAGCTTCTGTAACTAATGTTATGTTATTACCTGCTGGAGCTGATTCAACTCTAGTATCTTTAGTATCTACAGATACTTTAACTAACAAAACTTTAACTTCACCAAAAGTTAATGAAGATGTAGCAGTAACTTCAACTGCAACAGAACTTAATATTTTAGATGGTGTAACATCTACTACTGCAGAACTTAACATATTAGATGGTGTAACAGCTACTGCCGCAGAATTAAATTACTCTGATCTTGCAACATTAGGTACAAGTGCGGCTTCAAAAGTATTAACAGCTAACGCTAATAATTTAACAACAATATCTGGTGCAGTATTAAATACTGAGGATACATTATCTGACTCATCAACTATTTCTTGGAACGTAATCAATAGCCCAGTTGCTAAAGTTACTTTAGCTGGAAACAGAACTATGGCGGCTCCTTCAGGAACAGGTACAGCTGCTGGTCAAATGATATCTTTATTAGTTATTCAAGATGGTTCAGGTTCGAGAACAATTTCATGGAACGCTGTATACGAATTTCCTTCTGACACGGCACCAACTTTAACAACAACAGCAAACTTAGGTGACATATTTTCATTTAGATACAACGGATCTAAATGGTTATTAATAGGTCAAACTTTAGCATTAACTTTATCATAGGAATATTATGTACGCATTAGTAGAATCAGGAACAATTACAAAATACTTCAACAATCCTAAAGGATTTACTTTAGGGGATGTACAATACCCAGCGGATATTTTTATGAAATGGTCTGTAGAAGAAAAAGAAGCTATTGGTATTTATGAAGTAGTATTTGATAACAGTAATAAAAAAGATGAACAATGGTATATTAATACTGATCAATCTTTTGCTTTTGCTGATGGAAC